GAGAGACTCGTACCGTGATTCTTAAGGAATTCGTCATATGTATGATACGCGTGTTCCTCCACTTGTTCAGAGAGATTGTACGCCATCCTAGGTGACACCATATACAGAAGGCATGTCAACCAGTAGTATGCGAAGGCTGTGTGCTGTGCAAAGAATCGGTCCACGAAGCGCTCATCACCACCCAGGTCCTCCATGATCAGAAGGTGGTGATACTCATTCATCGTCTGTGCGAAGTGTGTCTCCAGAAAGTCAGCCTTTCGCCACACACCGAGGGACTCATACAAGTGTAGAACGGAGACAAATGAGAAGTAGGGGACACGAGCGACCGTCTCGAGGACATAGAACCGGGCATAATCTCGATCTTTATAGAGCTGATCGATGACTTTCACGGCTGACTTAACGACAGTCCTATTGATACGCTTCTCAAACCTACGAGCAGTGTTCACGTGGGGCTTGACAGAGACGAGGGTGAGCATGCTATACATAATTACCAGATTTTTAAGTAGGATGAAACTTAAAGGGTTATTTTACAATAAGATTATGACCACCGTTTACGCATTGACAAACCCATCATTCCCCGAAATTAAGATTGGATTTTCTAGTAATATACAACAACGTTTAGGTATTTTGAATTCTTCGGTTCCAAATCGTTTTAGTGTTTACTTTTCACGAACGTATCCAAACGTGACCATTGCTCGACAAGTGGAATCTAGAGTACAAGAGAGATTTAGAGAATATAGGGCTAGTAACGGTGAATTTTTTCGCATTGACCCAGAAGAAGCCGCACTCGAATTGTATCATATCGGCAATGATGTTATGTCTCAAAACAACCTAAGTTAGAGCTTTGAATTGTAATAAAACTAAGAAAGTATGGAATCAGTTCAAAAACTCACCCATATCGAACACGTTCTCAAGAGACCTGACTCGTATGTCGGTCCAGTTGAATTGGGTACAGAACCCTATTGGATTCTCAATGGTGACAAGTTCTCCAAGAAGAACCTCAAGTACTCCCCAGCTCTCTTGAAAATCTTTGATGAAATCCTCGTAAACGCCATCGACCGCAACTCTCTCCATCCCAAGCATGTCAGTTCCATCTCCGTCGCCATAGACAAGGACGTGGGCTCAGTGACCATCGAGAACAATGGCCCTCTCGGTGGGATCAGTGTTCGTATGCATGAGACGGAAGGTCTATGGAACCCAGAACTTGTCTTTGGACACCTTCTCACGAGTACCAACTACGATGACACCCAAAAGAGAATTGTCGGTGGTCGCAATGGCTACGGTGCCAAGTTGGCGAACATCTACTCCACTGAGTTTTCGATCGTTATCAAGGACCATGAGACGAAGCAGACATACACCCAATCTTGGTCAAAGAATATGACTGTCTGTGATCCCCCAAAAATCAAAAAACATTCCGGTGCTACGTCATCTGTAGCCATCACCTTTACTCCCGAGTGGAAGAGGTTTGGTATGTCCAAAATGGACGATACCATCTATAAGATTTTCCAGAAGAGAGTCTGGGATGCGAACATCTGTACCACTCAAAACTGTAAAGTGAAGTTCAACGGTGACGTTCTCACCAAACAAACATTTGAAACGTATGCTAAGATGCACGAAGGTGTTGAGGAGGTGACTTGTGTCAATGGTGATCGATGGTCAGTGTGTATCGGACCTGCTGAAAACGGTATGGAACAAGTTTCATTTGTAAATGGACTCTGTACCAATAAGGGTGGTACTCATGTCGATCACGCCGCGAATCTTATCGCAAATGGTATCATCGATGAAATGGCAAAGAAGATTAAGTTGAGACCTCAACAGGTTAAGAATACATTTAACATCTTTGTGAAAGCAACCCTTGAGAATCCAACCTTCTCGAGTCAAGTAAAGTCTGAATGCACTTCGAAGTCTCAAAGTTTTGGAAGTAAGTTTGAACCTCCTAAGAACTTTGTGAAGAATGCTCTCAAGACTGGTATTGCTGATGAACTCCTGGCACTCTCGAAGTTCAAGGAGATGAAGGAACTTGCAAAGACTGATGGTACGCGTAAATCCAAGATCACCGGAATTCCCAAACTGGATGACGCGAACAAGGCTGGCACGGCACAATCTGGGAAGTGTACTCTCATCGTCACAGAGGGTGATTCGGCGAAAACCCTCGCTGTTGCTGGTCTCTCAGTGGTTGGCCGTGATCATTACGGTGTATTCCCACTCCGAGGTAAGTGTAAGAATGTCCGAGATGTCTCTGTTGCGCAACTCACTTCGAACCAAGAGTTCAATGATCTCAAGAAGATCTTGGGTCTTCAACAAGGAAAGGAATACACAAGTGTCTCTGAACTCAGGTACGGGCGCTTGATGATTATGACAGACGCAGATAATGATGGATCCCATATCAAGGGTCTCATCCTCAATATGATCCATTACTTCTGGCCTAGTCTTCTGAAGTTGAACTTTGTGGTGAGTATGGTGACCCCGATCATAAAAGCAACCAAGGGTTCACAAACTAAGTCCTTTTACACGGATTCCGCTTTCCGTACTTGGTATGGTGACGGGAAACAGGGTTGGAAGATTAAGTACTACAAGGGTTTGGGTACTTCCACGAGTGCTGAGGCGCGTGAGTATTTCAAGAAGATTCAAGACCTCACTGTGAAGTTCGATATGGATACGATGACTGATGATTCTATCGTCCTCGCCTTTGATAAAAAGAAGGCTGATGCTAGGAAGTCTTGGCTCCTAGAGAACACAGCGAAGGATGCTGATCAACTTGAAGTTCCATATGGAAATGTGAAGCAATTGGACATCACAGACTTTGTACACAAAGACTTGGTGAACTTCAGTCTCGCAGATCTCAAGCGTTCTATTGCGCATATGGCTGATGGTCTCAAACCCTCCCAGCGCAAAGTGATGTACGCATGCTTCAAGAAGAACCTCAAGGATGAGATGAAAGTTGCACAGCTGGCGGCATTTGTGGCCGAAAAGAGTGCTTACCATCACGGTGAAGTTTCCCTAGCGGATACGATCGTAAAGTTGGCGAATGACTATACAGGTTCGAACAACATTAACCTTCTCGAACCTTGTGGTCAGTTTGGAACGAGGCTTATGGGTGGCAAGGATGCGTCTCAGACGAGGTACATCTTCACAAAGCTGACCAAGGAGGCACGAAAGATCTTTGATCCCAAGGATGATGCCATCCTCAACTACCTCGATGATGACGGTCGTCCAATCGAACCTGACTTCTACATGCCCACTCTCCCGATGGTCCTCGTGAATGGAACTGAAGGTATTGGTACGGGGTTCAGTTGTTATGTACCCCCATTCAAACCAGATGACATCAAGGACAATATTAAGCGGATTTTGAGTGGCGATGAAATTGTTCCCATGCGACCTTGGTTTAGAGGTTTCAAGGGGGTTGTTCACAAGGAGGAGGATACTTGGATGATGGAAGGTGTATGGAATTGGTCTGGAAGGAATATTGTCGTGACTGAGCTACCACCAGGTCGATGGACGCAGGATTACAAAGAGTATCTAGATGGTCTCGTGGAGAAGAAATTGATTGGAGGATTCGTCAATAACTCAACCACTGAAGATGTCCACTTTGAAATCATGGACTATGCAGGTAAAGATCTCCTCAAAGATCTCAAGTTGAGGAAGACCTTCCGTGTCTCCAATATGCATCTCTTCCATCCTACTAGGGGTATTCACAAGTATGAGAGTCCCGAGGAAATTTTGAAGGATTTTGTGGAACTTCGCCTCGAGCACTACAAGAAGCGGAAGGCACATCTCATCGATGTACTCGAGAAGCGAGCAGAGATGTGTGACCATAAATCAAAGTTTGTCTCGATGGTGATTGAGGGGAAGTTGGTAGTGTTCAAAAGAAAGAAGGTGGAGTTGGAGGCGGAGATGTCTTCGATCTTCCCCAAGATTGATGGAAACTTGGACTACCTCCTCAACACGAAGACTGTTGAGTATACAGAAGAACGCGTCAAGGCTCTTCTAGATGAAGCGAAACAGGCGAAGGATGATCTAGAGAAGATGTTGAAAACGAGCCATATTACGATGTGGAAAACGGATATTAAAAATATGTAAGCAGTAAGTAGATATGGGTGAGGCTGCTAAAATTTCCCTCAAGGCTATTGGAAAGCAGGATACACATCTTCTTTCCAAAGACCCAGAAGAATCATTCTTTAATTATAAAGACGATAAAGTACATTCTACTTTTCGAAAATATCATAGATCGCGAAATGTTGTCAACCCCACAGGTGTACCAAATTGGCCATTCGGACAGACAATCAAAGTTGAATTCAATCCCCAAAATATGGGTGATCTTTTGAGTAATATGTGGTTGAGTGTAAAAATGCCCGGACTTCGAAATCCAACTGTTGGTAACTACGCAGACCAACTGGGTAGACACATTCTCAGAAGTATCACGATGTATGTTGATGATTTGGAAGTTGAAAAGGTTCATGACGATTGGGGAATTATTTACGATGAGTTGTACCTTGAAATTTCTGAAAAAGTTGCGAATAGATTTCTTGTGAATAGAAACATAGGCTATGACGATTCAACTCTTTATCCAGCACTCGCTCAATATGATTCGGATCTTATGATTCCTCTTCACTTTTTCTTTTCCAGGAAATTTGCGAGTGATGAATATTCTTCAAATAAACCAAATCGTCCATATTTTCCAGTGTGTGCGATACATAGACAGAAGATTGTCTTCGAATTAGATTTTCATAAACAATCATTTTTTACAGATAGAACACAACTTCTAGAACTGACTGAATTCAAACTCGTCACAGAAGAAATTACTGTCAATCCTGATGAACGAAAATACCTCGCGAATGAGAGACAAACACTCATCACAGATCTTGTTAGAAAGCACCCCACCACAGTGAGTGAAATTGGTAAAGACATCATTCGAACAAACCTCGTTCCAAATATACCAGTCAAATGTATACATTGGTTTTTGCGAAACACTTTGTATGAAAATGAAAACGTGGCGATAGGTGATCCAAGTGACCCCGAGAACTATTATTCCCAAAACCGTTTTAACTTTTCTTCGAACGTAAACTTTGACGAAGTCCAAACATTCTTTGAGCCGATCATGGAAAATGCGAGTTTTTACATCAACGGGAATAAACTACCTAATGTTTCGAATACAAATCACAGTTACTACAAATATCTCATCCCTTTCAGAAATAGACTTGCGAGACCATTTAGAAATATCTATACATACAGCTTCTCGATGAATCCTATTAATGTGGAACCATCGGGAAACTTGGATTTTAGTCAGATACAGTCGGAAAAAACTTCGATAGAAGTAAAATTGGATACAAGGGAGGGGTCGCTAGTCGACGTGAATACTAAAACGTACTCTCTGCAGATGTACTACACCGGTTATCAGACATTCGTATTTGATCGCGGATTTATGTCAGTTGCTTACTAAACAACGAACCCTTGTTCGTAGAAATGTAATCAATGATATTATTCTTAATACACCATTTGATGAAATTCAACTGTGCTAGAGTTGTCTGAATTTCGTGAGATGTACCAGGAATTTCATAGGCAAATTTTTCTGAACGACAAAATGGATCGAACAGTTTCTTACTATACCCATCGAGACTTGATTTATAGGCACAATGAACCGTGAAATACTTTCCATCTTTAGTTGTGTATGAAGTATTGTTTTTCTTTGCATAGTTTGTGATGAACCATTCCAAGTTTCGTAGAGAGATTCCACTTGATTTGTCTAGAATGTTCATTAATTTAGTTCGGTTTTCTTCTTGATTATAAAATGAATTGATTGATGTTAGTAGAATACCACTTTTACTCATTGCTCAATACTGAGCCCAAATCTATAAGCCCCTTTGAATTTTCACAGCCAGGACATCCTCTGACAAACATTTTTTCAGGACCATGTGTATGTAGATTCGAACTCGAAAGTGACCGAACTTTAAGTTTTTCACCTTGAGTTTTGTGATGTCTACAATATCCATTTTCTGTTCCTTTGAAAAGACATCTCTGTCCATTAGACTTTATACCCTTACATAGTGATACGGTCGCGATAGATGGTAAATCTCTCAAAAGTAAATTGAGAGGGACTGCATGTTTTTTAGATATAGTCTCCGCATACTCTCCCAATAAAATGCCAACACGCTCACCAACTTCTTGTTCAATCAGTTCCGTAATTTTATCATGCAACATCACTCCTTACTAGATGATTGCTCGTATTTTTTAAATAGGTCTTGAATCGATTCAGTTTTTGGAACCCTCGTTTCTTTAATCCGTTCACGTAACTCAGCAACTTTCCCCGAATGATCGATACCAAGCTTCTTACACTCTTCTATGAGGTCATCTTTTTTCATACCACTGAGTGCTGGACCAGTCTCCTTCTTTTTAGGTTTGTGTTGAGATATGATCTCCCCAAATATATCCTGTTTCGGATCATCAAATAGAGGTTCGAGAAGATCGCACACCGGGTTTAGGAACTTGTTTACGAAATAGTAATGGTAATCAACGGGGATATTGTTTTCTTCTACATACTTGGGATCTTCAGCCTTCTCAAATCCCTTAGCTTTGGGGTCATCTGTCTTCGTCAGTAAAAATGGAACACGATCACCGGATTGTGGTTCAGAACCAGGCTTTCTGTCACGCATCTTGTGAACAACTTGTACGTGGGCTTGATTAATCTCACCAATTCGATGACCCGTGACAGACACTGGCTCTCCATTCACCTTGTAACTGTCTGAAAGTGACTTACTGAGTATCAGTTTATCATTCGGTACATCACCTGAAAGAAGTTCTATCGCTCGTTCTTTGGCGAGTTCCATAGGTGGACCTGTGTCGGGGGCATCAAGAACTACATCGAGGAGTTCTTTACACACTTCCCTCACGTGTGGAGTATTGTCTCGACGAACAACTTGAAGTCCCTTGATGTCGATGTAATCCATATGCATCTGGTCATCTTTACCCTTTGTCCAAAGCTTGGCGGCGTACCGCTTCTTTGAATAGAGGAAATAAGGCCAGTAAACCTTCTCGAGTTCCAGGTTGTTTGGCTTCTTGAACAGGGCGCTACACTCTTCAGCTGCGCGCTCACCTACTTCCCAGCTATACTGTACAGCTTCCTCACCCTTTCGATCACCTACATCAAACTCAACCATCACTGAATCGGTGTCACCATACCTTACCTTCGCACCCGGAAAGTTCTTCTCGACATAGGTCTTCGTCTCCTCGATCATACCACGACCTCGACATGTCGTCGTCGATGCGATTGGAACACAGGGTAAGATCCCTTTACCAGCCCCTGTAAAACCGTATACAGAGTTCATCGAGATTTTATAAGCCAACTGCTTACCATTGTAAACCTCCTTCATTCCACCCGTCGCAGCCGCCATATCCTTTTTTGCTTTCTTTCGAAACTGTTTGAGCTCAAGAAGAATCGCCGGTAAAAGACTAGGGACACCTTGAGCAAATTTATAAGTTCGATCACCAATATTGAAGGTTTCGTAAGTAACACCTGGTATATTCCCATATCGCCTTTCATCCATCACATAGCTCGAATAACACAGATTATGGGCCATCATGATTGAAGGGTACAATGCTTCAAAATCTAGGGCTGTGATTGGTGTATAGTATGCACCTTTTTGTGCCTCAAGAACAGTCGCACCTTCGTAAGGTTCTTCAGGAATCGCACCGTATCGAATCGTGGGAACCATAAATCCCAACTCCCTAGCCTTCTTCGTGAGCTGACTAAACACCTTAATCTGTTGACCGCGTTCAACTAGGAAACATAGAGGTACCCAAGTAGCTTTAGCCATCTCCAGGAGGTTGAGGAGTGTACACAACTTCTTCAAGAGTTTGTGGGGAAGTAAGGTATCCTTAATACAGTACTCAGCAACTTCACCCAACTTTACAGGATCACCCTCTTTGTAGCGAGCAAACATTTCTTTAGGGGACATATCAATCTTTTGGTCATCGAGATACAACTTTGAAACACTGTTCAAACTGTACGAATCCAATTTGTATCCCTTCTTAACTTCATGGAACATATCGAAAATAAATCGTCCAGACATCGGAAGTAATTTCAAGAAGTTATCCCCCAAAGCACTTGAACTCAATTTTTTCAGAGTAAGTTGACAAGATTCATCATTCAATCTACCAAGTTTGAAAAAGTTTGGGTTGCATCCACAATAACGAGCTCGTTTGTAAATATACTCAAGATCGAAACCGAAAATATTCCAACCAGTGATGATATCAATGTTCTTATCGTGTAGATACTTATGAAACGCTTCGAGCATTTCCCGTTCAGTCTCAAAACTTATGACATCAGGACCTTCCGTCTTCTTGTAACATAAACATACCTTTTCATATGGTTCATCAGTTCCAAACTTACAGAGAGAAATTGCAATTTGAAAACAAGCATCACCAGGAACCTCTGCATCTGGAAACTTACCTGTGGAACTGTTACACTCAATATCAAATGATCCCACAACGAATGGGGCAATATCATCCCGATCCACTGGCTTCAGAGAAGACCACTCGTTACACCATAGATCTATGTCCACCTTGGCGAGATGCGATCTCACACACTTGTCACCAGTATCGATCCAACCAGTTGATTGAATACCAGTTCGATGCATCAGGCGAAGAACTGGATCGAGGTTAGACTCATACACTTTCAACACTTTTGTTCCAGAAGAAAGGTCGACAGGTCTTCTCAAAAACCCATCAACACGACGACGGGCTGCAAGGTTCGTAAAGTTGATCTTCATAAAAAAGAACTGTTCATTGTTTTGAAATCCCCAAACATCTTTGGACTTGGCCATAGAATATGAAGTGACACATTCGGGACATTTCCTACACAGGAGATTATAGATTTCATTGACTGTTTGTTGTGACGTCCCAAATGAAAGTTTTATGAAGAAGTACGGATTGAATGATGTAGTCACACAAACCGATTTACCATCCTCAGTCTTCCCAAATATACTGACATGGTGTTCTTCTTCTGTGTCTCTAGGTTCCCATGTCAAAGCCTGGAAAACCACCATATGTATATTATGAGCCAAATTTTTAATATCAATTACTAATAAATGTCTGCCGCTTTAATTGAGCTTGTGTCGGTGGGTGCTCAGGATGTCTACATCACGGGTGAACCCCAGGTCAGCTTCTTCCGCCAGAACTACAAACGTTACACCAACTTCGCTATGAAGCCTGAGCGTATGGATTACATCGGTACCTTCGGTGCGAACAATGAAATTACTGTCCCTATTCGCTCTAAGGGTGATCTCATGAGCTACATCTGGATCGAGGACACTCTCGTGTCCAACGTGCAAGATAACCCCAACGGTCTATTCTCTTCCACCGCCTCTAACCCCACTGAGTTCCAACTTTGGATTGGTGGACAAAAGGTTTCTCAACTGGATTCCCTCTTCATTCAGGGTGTACACAACCCCCTCATGCGTGACACCACTGCGAAGGCGTCGATGGCTGCTACCACATCGACCCTGAAGTCTAACCATGGTGGAGACCACTACATGATTCCTTTCTTCTTCGGTGAGGATTGGACCAAGTGTCTACCTCTCGTGGCTCTCCAGTACCACGATGTCGAGATTCGCATCAAGTGCCGTGATGGTTACACTCCCGTCGGCACTCCCAAGATCTGGGGTAACTATGTGTACTTGGACACAGAGGAGCGCAAGTTTTTCACTGACAAG